CTTTGCCGGCAGCCTTGGCCTCTTGCACCGCGGTGCCCAGTGTGTCGCTCAAAGCCAAGGCGGCGTGCCCGCATCCGCAATAGTGGCTTGAGAATGGAATTACCCCCGCCTGCTCGGCCACCGTCCAATCGTGGTAAACGTGCATTGTCCCCTGGCGATCCGTAGCAACCGCGATCCAATTCTCGTTCTTCAACCGGACGGCCGTACACGCCAACCGGTCGCATCCGTAAGCGGCGCCGCTGAGGAGGCTCACGCTTTGACTGATTTCTTCGCTTCAGTCTCGCAGTTCGTGCAAATGGTTTCCTCGCACGGCGTCCAACTGACCATAAATCCAAGGGCCGCGCCAAGGCCAACGAGTTTCTTCAAGTGATCCTCGCAAGCAGGAATGTCCTTACCCGGCCAATGGACGATATGAGTTGCTGGTTTCATACTGAATTCCTCCACTTTTCAAACCTTATCACCGTTCCTACATCTTGTCAACTACCTATTTGCAAACTTTTCGAGGCTTGACGAATTCAACAGCGACGCGGCGGTCGGCCTCATAACGTTTCACGTCCGGCGCGCGATATACCACGCGCCGGCCGAGCTTGACGTAGGGGCATCCCTTCCCCTGGCTGCGCAGGTTGGCGAGGTAGCTGACGCTGGTACTCCAGCGTTTGGCGAGCTGGCCGGGAGTGAGGATCACACTCACGAGAGCACCTCTTTGAGGATGCGGGCGTTTGCAATTTTGATGTAATCCGCGTTGAGTTCTATGCCGATGAAATCGAACCCTTCACGCATAGCGGCCAAGCCTGTGCTTCCTGAGCCGGTGAACGGATCAAGAATGACGCCACCGGGAGGGGTCACTAGGCGGCAGAGATACCGCATCAACGCGATGGGTTTGACCGTGGGGTGAATGTTTCCTTCGCCGCGCTCAGACTTGCTAGTTTTAGCACAATAAAAGAACCTCGCTGCGGAACCTGCATCAAATCTCCGCTGGCCCGGTAGTGCAGCAAAATTGGTTGAGCCTTCTTCGGTATAGCGACGATCTGCAGACGGCTCCCCGTCGCGGCGCGCCTTGTGCGCGCGCGGCGGTCCCATATCGCCGAAACGCCCGCTGCTCGGACGATCACGACCTGTTTCCTTGAGGTCACCTTGTTGCCCCGGAGCATTGGGAAAGGCGTCAAGAACTTCATCAGAGCCATCGTGAATCAGGTTGGCGGGCCAGCGGCCCTTTTGCTCTGGCCTCTCGAATTCATCTCGCTCACCGTCGTGTTGTGTTCCGCCTGCAAGAGCGCCTGATTTTGCTGTGCATTTTCCTTGGGGCGTTGCGCTGGCTCTGTCCGCCTCAGAATCGTACTCTACCCGGCACCCATCTATGTTGATCGCTCCTGTGCCCCAACGCAACACGTTCGCTGCGACAGTTCCCTCGATAGGCTTCCGTGCCACACAGATAGGCTCATGTGCGGGCTTTAGGGCTGTGCCCCAACCGTCCCATTGCTTTGCAGCGTCGGTTGCGGGTAGCGTTACGTCCAAATGGTCAGGACCTTCCGAAGTGAAAGCTAGACCCCTGTTAACTTTGCGCTGTCCAATGATCTCGCGCTCTAACTCCTCGATGCGAGCGAATGGAGCATGAAGCAATTCGCAGACTTTATTAAATTCACTCGCGGAGGGTAGCCCGTACCCGAGTTCCCAGTTCACGACCGATCCCCCGTGGTTGACATTTTTGTAGAACCCGCCCATCTCCGCCAACTGCGTGGAGGTCATTCCGATACGTTCTCTCTCCACCCGAAGCCATGGGCCAAACCAGTTCTCGGCACGACCTCCGGCTTTATCGATCGCTTTGCTCACATCCAACGATTTTGGCATTCCCGATGCGTAAACCCACATGATCTGGTCACGGATTTCAAACCCGGCGTCTTCGATCGCGCAGGCCATCCGATGATAAGTCCTGCTTCCGCCGAACGAGAGTAGGTGGCCGCCGGGCTTGAGTACACGCAGACACTCTCGCCACATTTTCACATCGTTTGCGATCCCAGTGTTGTCCCACGCTTTACCCATGAACCCTAGTTCGTAAGGCGGATCGGTGACAATCGCGTCGACGGAGTTCTCGTCTAGCTCTTTTAGCCGCGCCATGCAGTCTCCCTGCAAAATCTTCATTCCGCCCACGGCACACCCCCGCCTATGTACTTGTCGAACTCCTTCCGCAGATCCTCAAGTGGCGCTTTGAAATAGGCGTAGCTGGTGTCGCCGTCCCCCACAGAGACCTTGCCGATCTTTCTCTTCTTGAAACTAGGGGCCATCTGGCAGAGGATCTTTCCAAAATTCACGTCATTAGGTAGCCGGCCCTTGATGTTGCGGTTTCCGACCCAGCGGCGCAAAGCGTCGCGTAGCCTATTCGTCGCAATCGAATCCGGCCACTCTCCTCCCCAATCCCCGCCTGCGATCGTACCGGCCGCCAGGGTGTCGTACCACCACTGCGGCACGGGCTCAAGGGACGAAATCTTCTGAGCCGTGAGTCCAACCGTATTGGGAGCCAGGTTCACGTCCTGGGTGATCTTGTAGTCCATCAGGTAGCGGAGCAGATGCGCGGCGCCGCCCTGTTCGTCGAGGCCCAGGCGCATCTCCTCGAAATACTTCCGGTCCTGCTTTCGGCCTTCGCCGACCTCGAACACGGCCCAGCGGCGCTCGTCGGCGCTGGCCGGCACCAGCCACTCCTCGTTGCCGATCACGACCACCCTGGTCAGGTTGCGAACCGTGAAGGACTCCTTGCCCTTCAGCTCGATCAAATGCTCTGTGCCTGTCACCAAGTCCTTGACGACCCCTTCAGCTTCCTTGTCGCCGCTCCAGAACGCCTCGTCAAGAACGAACAGCAGGCACCGTTGCAGGTGCGACGTGAAATTGCCAACCAAATACCGGCGGCGGGATGTGGTCATGGCGTGGCCGCCCAGCAGCTTGCTGACCCGCTCCACAAGCGCATTCTTGCCCACGCCCTTGCCCCCGCGGAATACGACCGCCACCAGAGGCTTCTCGTAAGGCTTCTGAATCAAATGGGCGAACCATCCAGTCAGCCAGTCGGCCTGAATCTTGTCCCGGCCACAGATGTTCTCCAGGAGATGCTCTTTCCAGCGCTCGACCATGGGGTGTGAATGCGCGCCCGCCGTTACGGGAGCCGCTGGCTCCACGGCGAAGCCGCGCCATAGGTTGAACCAGCGCGGCCCGGCGTCTATCTCCGGCTCGAACACCAGGCCGTCGAAATTCCTGCGGCCAGGCCATTCTATCCACATCTGAGCCGTCGGCTTGGCCTTGTCGCCGATATTCAGCTTGTTGGCCGCGTGGATGTCAAGGAAGGACTGCTTGTTCATCAGGTGGAATATGTAGTCGCCTTTTCGATCTGTTGTCTCCCACAAGATATTGCCTGTGCCGCCGGCGAAGACAAAGGCGAAGGATTCGTTTAGTTTACCGAAGGGGTGGGGCTTGTCCGGTTCGTCTGCGGAGGGATCTTCGATCGGAGGAAAAATCGCTTCGGGAGCAGCGACGCCCTGGGGTTCTTTCCCGTACTTGAAGGCGTTGCGGACCTTAGTGTCAAGCTCTTCTTGATTCCATGGGGGAGAGCAGCGCTCGTTCCAGGGGGCCATCAGGTCCAGGGCCTGGTCGGCATCGCAGCCGAGATCCTTCAGGTGCAATGCGACCTTGTAGGTCTCGGCGTCGCCGCCCTGGCCCTCGGTTGCTGTCGGGGCGTAGGTGCTGAGCCAAGTGGCGGCGCGTTGGGCGGCCCGGTCAGGCTCGATGTGGGCGAGGGCCTTGGAATTGGAGTTGACGCGCTCTCGGGCGGCGCCAAGGCGCTGGACAAGCCACTCGGGGGCCGCCACGGGGGGAATCTTGTTGGTGACTTCGTAACTGCGGCCGTTGATGACGCTGCCTGGACCCAGCACGTACCCACCGAGACTCCGAATGTCCAAACCGTTTCCCAGGGTGTCGGTGCCTTGCCGTAAGGCTTTGGGGGTCCGATAGTACAGGTGCTGGCCGCCCGATGGTGTGGAAACAGTGAACGTGGCCGGCAACTCGAAGCCTTCAAGATCGAGATTGAGGAGGCTCAGATCGCCGCGTTTTCCGGCCTTCACATCCACATCGACTACGACCAGTGCCTCGCCCGCGGCGAAGTGGGATGTGGAAATCCCTACGTTTTTCGGTCGGCCGTTCCACCAGGATTCAACCCGCTTCGGGTCCGTGGTCGCCCGATTGGGGAAGTCCTTGATGGCTGGCAGCTTGGAATTAACACCGCACGGGAAGACGTGCAGCCCGCCTTGGGCCAGGAGCAGCGCGAACTCTGATTGGGTCGTCATGAGAGTATCTCTGCGAGGATGCGTTTGTTAGCCAAGGTGATGTAGTCCGGGTT